TAGCCGGTCAGCCCGTCCACCGTTGATATGGCTGCCGCTATGGCCGCCCGGGTGTCTGCGTTGCTCATGCGATCGTCGGAAGCTTCAGGTGCGGCCGTTCGAGCCGGCGGATCTCCGGATCAGAGCTCGGCACGAACGACGCCGGCGTGCCCGCCTCAGCGTCACCCTGCAGCACCGCGAGCGGGATCCGGCGCTTCGCCAGGTTGACCGCCACCCGGCGCATCAACGCCTCACGCAGGTCAGCGCCGTACTCGGCGGGAACGTCACACACGGCGCGCTGCGCAGCCGCCTCAGCATCAAGGGCCTGCTGCAGTTGCGTGTCAGTCCACGAATGCGGCGCAAGATAGTCGTCGACATCGGCGATGTCAGGCATCCCGGCGGACGTGGTGAGCGCGCCGACGAACGCCACGAACGTCGCCGCCCCGTACCCGGCGGCGGCTGCCACGGCGAGGTGCCGCCCGGCCGTGGTCGGCTCGTACACGGCCCGGTAGACGCCGCTGGTGGACCCGTGCCAGCAGTCGTAGCCGTACGTCGTGCAGGTGCGGCATGGCCGGCGGATCGCCGCCGCCACGGTGGGTGTCGCGGTCGAGCCGTCCGGCTTGGTTACGGTGACCACCGGGGCCTGCTCAATCGGGTAGCCGTCGGCGTCGGTGACCTGGACGCTGATCAGCCAGTCGCCGCCGACAGGCACGTCGACACTCGTCGCGCTCTGCGCGGACACCGGCATGAGATCACCTCCAGTCGAATGCGGGGTCAGCCGTCAGGGACACCTCGTGCAGCAGTCCAGCGAGGACGAGGTCGACACCCCGGTTCAGCGGATCGGGATGCGCCGCGCGCAGGTCGACACCCGGCGACAGGGCCAGCAGTCCCGCCGCGGCGAGCCGGAGTGCCCGATCACCTGGCCGGCCCGGGTCGACCCGCACCACCCCGTGCAGACCGTCGAGGGCCTCAGCGAGGTCTGTGGCCCGGCCGAGGCGTTGCGACTGGTCGTGGTCGCGCAGCAGCAGCACCGTACCGGCGTAGATGGGCCAACCGGGCTGGAACCGGTAGCGACGACCCGGCCGGAGACGACCCACCGCCGCCGGGCCATACGGAACTACCCCACCGGTGATGGTGCGGGCGCCCCAGTCGACGACCAGGGCACCCACGCGGTTACCTGTCGCTGGTCGAACGCTTCGCGCCGGCCGCCGGCTGCTTGTCGTCGTCGACGAACAGGGCGCCCACCGTGGCGTCGGCCGCCGACTCGGCCGCCTTCTCCGCAGCCTCGTGCGCCGACTTCAGCTCGACGATCTTCGGGTCCTGCTCGAGCTGCTGCACGTCAGCGGTGCCGGTACCGAACAGCTCCGCCCGCTTCTCCTGGTCGACCGCCGACACGGCCTGCTGCCGGAACTGCTCCCGGGTCGCGTCGCGGGCGAACTCCTTGTCCCCGATGATCTCCGGGTTGTGCTGGTCGGGTGTGCCGTCCGGCTTGAGCGACAGCATCGCGACCCGGTCCCGGTCGCCATGGGTCGGGACGGCCGTGTTCCCGGCCGCCTCGGTGGTCTTGGGCTTGGCCTCAGCCATGGTCTCGTCCTTTCTCAGGCGGTCGCGGTGGTCTGGAAGGTGCGGACCGCGGCCGAGTTCTGCATCGTGCCGTCGGCCCGCTCGAAGCCGAGGAAACCGACCTGCAGGAAGTCGGCGTAGCGCTCCTCGAGGCGGAGCGCGCGCAGATCCTGCACGATGCGGACGACGTACGCCTCACGGATGTTGCCGAACAGCAGCGACTTGCTGGAGGTCGCGAGCGTCGCCATGTCGTTGTTGATCCGCACGTCGTAGCCGTCGAGGGTGGCCGGTCGGCCGACCTGAAGCGACGGTTCCCACAAGTAGCGGCCCTGGCTGTCCTTCAGCTTGCGCAGGGCCTTGCGCACCGACTGGTGCATCATGAAAATCATGCCCTCGGCGGCGCCGTATGCCGGATCGAGGGACTCCTCGAGGTCGATGACGTTGTCGTAGGAGATACCGCCCGTCGTCGCGAACGATCCGGTGCCGGTCACGCCGACGGTTGAGGAGGTCACGATCCCGTCGGGCTGGGCCGTGCCGGTGCCTGTGGTGAAGTGCTGGTTGAGGATGCGGCCGATACGCTCGCCGAGCTTGCGGGCGAGCCAGGTGTCGAAGTCCGGCCGGTCCTGCAACAGCTGGAACGAGACCCGAACCAGTTTTGACGTGTACATGTACGCGTCGAGGCTGTTGGTGCCGAGCGTGACGTCCTGCTCGGACACCTGGGTGTTCTCGGCGAGGATCGCGCCGACGTTGCCAGTGTCGTCGTTGGTCGGCCACGGCAGGTTTACGCCCGAGGTGGTGTCGATCCGCTCGGCCACATCGAGCATCGGCCCGTAGTACTTCAGGGTCTCGATGAAGACGTTGCGGAAGTCCAGTGGGACCGCGTAGCCACCGGCTGCGCCGGTGCCGACACCGGCGGCGGCCTGCGGCTGCTCGAACCGGCTGCGCATCAACTGCCGGTCCTCGGGCTTGAGGTCGGACAGGCCGTTACGCAGGAAGGTACGGAACACTGCCGCGTATTGATCGTCGTCCGAACCGGCATCGTCGCCACCGCGCGCCGGGGGCACCACGCCGGTTCGGTCGACGCGGCTGTTGTCCACGCGCCGCTGCTCGTGCCGCTCGGCGCGCTCGATCTTGCCGTCGAGCGCGTCGTACTCGGCCTCGAGCCGGTCATATGCGGCGTCGTCCTCGGCCGTGCGGTCGGCACGGTCCATGTTCTCCGTCATCTGAGACCAGAGGTTGGCCCGCTGCTCGCGGAGCTGCTGACTGGTGGGCATTCGCTGTCCTTTCCGGGAGCAAGCGGGATTTGCCGGCCGAGCGTTCCGCAGGGCCGGTCGTTTGGTGAGGAGGTGCGGCTAGGCCGCAGGTGCGCGCCGGTCAAGCCGGGCACGTCGGTCGCCGGTCGCCCGCCGTGCGGCGAATCGGACGGCAGGCCCGTCGATCTTCGAATCTTCCGGCTCCTGCGAGGGCGTGCCGGGTTTGGGTGCCTCTGCGCGGCCAGCGTGCTTGAACACGGACAAGTCGAACGCGTTCTCGATCGCGGCCGGGTCGATCTCCTCGCCCTCGATCTTGTCGGCGAGACCGGCGTCCACTGCTTCCTGCGCGGAGTACCAGGTCTCGGCGAGCATGTGCTCGCGCCACGAAGCGTCCGAGCCGCCAGCCTTAGCCGCGTAGACCGAGGCGATGTTGTTGGAGATCTTGTCGAGGCGGTCGCCCATGTGGTGCATATCCGCGGCTGGGCCGAGCACTATGCCCCACGCGTCGTGGATCATCATCTCGGTGTTGCGGCCCATCACCACGTGATCGGCGCCGACCGCGATGAACGACGCGGCGGAAGCTGCCAGGCCGTCCACGATCGCGGTGACCGTGGCCTGGTGCCGGCGCAGGCTGTTCAGGATCGCGATGCCCTCGTACACCTCGCCGCCCGGCGAGTTGATATGCAGGTGGATGTCCGAGACGTCGCCCAGCTCGGCCAGGGCCGTGTTGAACTCCTTCGCGGACACACCCCAGTAGCCGCCCCAGGAATCGATGACGTCGTGCAGATACAGCTTGCCGACGCCGTCGTCGCCGACCTCAACTGTCAGCTCAGCGCGAACCGGGCGCTTCACCTCGGCGGACGGCTCGATGGAACCCCGGAAGCGGTACGCGTGCTTAGGCATCGGCGGGAACCTCGTTCGGTTGCTGGTCGGAGGTGTTCGGATCGGGCGCGCCGAGCTCGCCCAGGTTCAGCTCCCGGTAGCGGACGTCGCCGCCGTCAACCGGCGGGAGGTTCTCCAGGCGGCGGATGTCGTTGGTCGAGAAGACGCCGAGGTGGAACATCTGCGTGTAGAAGGCGGCGCGCGCCGCCGAGTCACCGCGCAGCAACCCCTCAGCGGAGTACGACACGAAGACGTTGGGCGCGAACAGCATGGACACCCGCTGCTCGACCCGCAGGTACCAGCGGCGCAGGTCATAGACGTTCCAGCCGATGTTCTGCTGCTCGATGCCGGTGCCCCACGACGTGGACTTATCGGTCTCCATCAGCAGGTGCGGCGGGATGCCGTACATGCGGGCGACCTCGGCGATCTGGAACCGCCGCGACTCGATGAACTGCGCATCCTCTGGCGGGATGCTCAGCTGCTGGAACTTCGCACCAGCGTCGAGGACGACCACCTCATGCGCGTTGCCGAGGCCGGCGGCCTTCTCCTTCCAACGCCGTTTCAACGCGTCAGCCTGGGGCTGCTCCAGGCGCTGCTCGGTCTGCAGCACACCGGCAGCCAGAGAGCCGTTCCCGAACAGGCTGGCACCGTACCGCTCGGCGGCCAGGGCGAGGCCGACGGTCTGACGGGCGAATCGGATCGGCGAGACGCCGCAGATCCCGTCGTAGCCGAAGCCGGGGATGTGCAGGATCTTGTCGTCGCCGTACGGTTCCTCGCCGCCGTCGATCTGGTAGACCTTGGTGCCATTCTCCGACTCCCGGCCGGCCTTCACCCGCGACGGGTGGATCGCCCACAGTTCCTGCACCTGCCCGTTCTGGTTCCGCAGCTTCCGCAGGTAGGCGTTGCCCCACAACAGGATGTGCGAGTAGACGGCCTCCCAGAACTCGAACGGCGGAGTGTCCGGGTGCGGCTTCGCCAGCAGGCGCGCCGGATACGAGGTGCGCGAAACCCGGGTCCGCACGTCCTGGTCGTCCGCGGTGTATGCGTGCAGCGGCAGGCCGCCACAAACGCCCGCGATCAGGTTGACGGCCCGGTAGATCGCCGGCATGCCCAGCGCCGACGTCTCGGTAACCGAGATGCCGGCCGCCGACGGTGGCGGCGTCATCCAGTCCAGCAGCGTCGTCGACGTCAGCGGCACGGCAGGCGACTCGATCGTCGCGTTGCGGGCCTGACGGTAGGTGTCCAAGGCGGCGCGGATCATCGGCATTAGGACACCCCCCCTCAGCTCAATGCATACGGTCGTAGAACCGGGCGGCGAAGCGCTCGAGGCGCTGCCAGCGGCGATCGCTCCACAGACGCGGGAAGGCGCGACGAAGGTTGTCGTTGATCCGGCCGATCGAGAAACCGATAGCCAGCATCACGCGATCCGCGTCATGACGTACCACTTGGCTTCGGGGTCGTGCCGCACATAGCGGTACTGGACCCGGCCAATGCCCTCGTCCGGCATACCGAAGCTCAGGACGTCGCCGTCCAGAACAGGGCCGCCCGGGGCTTCAGCGAGCCGCCCAGAGGTGATCTCTTCCCAAAGGTCGTCATGGACGTAGATCAGCTCATCGGCTTCAGTCACCACGTTCCGACCTTCGACGTTCAGCACGGTCGCCGAGTAGTTCACGCGATGCGCCTGACGTTGTCGCCCTCGAACTCACGCGACGCCTGATACGCACGGCGTGCCGCGGCCCAGGCGGCGCCGAGAGCGAGACCGATGTGCCCCGACTTCGAGCGGGTATTGGAGTAAATGACCAGCAGCACGCCTGCGCCCAGCAGCACCAGTGGCGGCCACACGAACCACAGGAAGCCCAGGATCAGACCGAAGCCGACTGGCTCAGCGAGCTTGTCCACAGAGGTGCTCCTCACCAGATGTTGAAGACACCGACGTCGGGACGGTGCACGCGCGGAGTCGAATGGCCGAACAGCGCCAGCGACGAAGCCGGAAGCGGGGCGATCTCAACCGTCGCCGCGTACCGGTCCCACGCCCACGACCCCGCCACCTGCCGCTTCACCGCAACCGAAACGGCCGCGGTCAGCGCCTCCTGCCCGATGTGATGCACATCCCTGGCCTGCTCATCGGCGCCGGCTACGCCGTCGAAGAACAGCTGGCAGCCGGTCACCACGTCACTGACGTTCGCCCGGTGCACCACGATGCCGGCCGCCTCCGCAGCGTCCGCGATCGCCTTGTCGTCGATCACGACCACCGACGGGTTCTGCCGTTCCAGCTCGAGCAGGCGGGGCACGATCCAGCCCGTGCCGGGGCGGAAGTCGTCGCCGACAGTGTCGTTGCCGGTGATCTCGATGTGCCGGCCACCGGCGGTCCGAGCGCCCGCCGCGGCGATCGCCCCGTACGAGCGGTCCGGCGGCACGTACACACCGAACGCCGGGCGCCCCTCGAGCTGCGACCCGGGATCGCGGGCGTCCCTCCACGCCGCGGCCGGGATCAGCCGGAAGCTTTCCGTCGGCAGCGCCGGCCACACGCCCAGCCGCTCGCGGGCGAAGTCCACCGCTGACATGGACCTGCGCTCGCGCAGGATCGTCTCCAGCGTGATCCGGATGCCGAGCGCCGGATTCGTGGCCGCGTAGTTCGCGACGTCATCCAGGTCGATCGCCGCGAGGTTGCTCAGATCCCCCGCCAGTCCCCAGTCGCGGTAGCCCAGGCCCTCGTCACCGCCCGCCTCGGCGCGCCGGCGCAGCTGGAACATCACCTCGCCGACCAGCGCATCCAGCGGCGGCGACGACAGGTAGACGATCTGCGGATTCGGCCGGGCCGACAGCGTCGGCATGAGCGCCGACTGGTGCACGAACATGTAGGCGTACGCCTCGTCGATGATGTTGCAGTCGCCAGTGAAGCCCCGACCGGAGCCCTTCGTCCGGGCGACGAACCGTACGCGCTGGTCGGTGTCGAGCCGCTCGTACGACTCCTCGCCGTTGGTGTTGATGACCTTGATCGGGATATCGGCCGAGGTGCCGAGAACCTCGTCCGGGATGATGATCAGGTTGTCGCCCTTGCGGTACCCCAGGTTGCGCAACAGCCATCCAATGCGGCGGTGAGCCTCCATCGCGGTCTTGTACTCGTGTGCAGACCACAGGATCAGCCGCTCATTGAGAGGCCCGACGAAGCCGGTCAGCACCCGGGCCTCGCCGATTCCGCCCTTGCCGTTCTGCCGGCTCACCCACTCGGCGAACTCGAAGGACGACCATTTGTCGTCGTGGCGCAGCCCAAGCATCACGTCGAGGCTGTCGCCCTGCCATGGGTCGAGGATCTGACCGGCCCGCCGGGACAGTTCCACCGCGACGGGCCCGTACGTCAGCTCATAGGGCGGGTGCAGCTCAACGCGCGGGCTTCGCGCTCCGAGTAGGGGTCCAGGTGGAGATGTCAGTAACACCAGCCACCTCCTTGCCGCCGGCCGCTGGCTTCCCGGCCTTCCCGGTGTCGGCGGCGCGGATCTCCGCGATCAACTGCTTCAAGGCGGTCGCCTGCTGCCTGGCCTCGGCCAGCGGCCGGTCGATGACGACAAACTGGCGCTCCGGGTCGCCGCGGTCCTCGACGAGCCTCACCCACTGCTCGGCGTCGCCATCGAGGAGCCGGTCCAGTTTGTCGAGGCGGTCCGCGATCCGGCACGCCTCCTCCAGCAGCACCCGCACCGCCGGCGCCAACTGGTCGCCGTTCATCTCCCGCCACAGCGTCACACCACGCGTGACAGGCGCCGTGACATCCGGCGTTACAGGCCCCTGACCTGCAAGTTCGCAATTCTCGACCAGACAGAGCGAGTGATCACCCGCTTTGTGGCGCCGATACCGTCGCTGTCTGTGAGCGCTGGTCGACACGTCTCGCTCCTGATGGCACAAATCAGCGGGGGGAAAAAGGCGGGCTGCTGCGCTGGGGTCTAGAATGTCCGTTTTGAACTTTCGACCCGCCCCCGGTCATCGTCACGCTGTGTCACCAGTTGCGGGAACGCTTGACCTGCTGGCCCGCTGCTTGATGCTTGCGCATGCGCTGACGCTTGGCCCGGGCCTGACCACCAGCACGGCGGTTGCAGTGGCGGTGAGCCAGGCCGCGGTACGAGGTGCGGTCATCGTCGTGGTCGAGGTCGAGCTCGGCCGCGTCGCTGCGGTACATCGGCCTACCGCAGCGGGTGCAGGGCTGGCCATCGACTAGGAGCCTGAGTGCAGAGAGTCGAGCCTGCTGGTGTGGGTAGCCGTAGCCGCGGGCTGTCGAGCCGCCTGGCTTGGGCATGGCTCAGACGCTGGCGCCGACGATGACGATGTCGTAGTTGACCGAGGTGCCGGCACCGGAGTTCGCGACGCGCAGCAGGTCACCCGTGCCTGCGGTGACGGCGTACGCCGTAGCGTCGGTGGCGGCGAGGAGCAGCACGCCGCCCGACCGGACCTTAAGCTTGTCGGTGGCGGACCCGAACGGGGTGAAGAACTGGTTGGCCGCCGCACCACCCACCACGACGTCATTGACGTTCGCTGCCGCGGCCGCGATGTAGAGGCCTTTGACGCGGGCGAAGGTGATGGTGGCGCCGAATGCGTCGACCAGGCTGCCGGCGAGGTCGAGGTCATCAGTGCCCGACGGCGCGATGGTGCGGGTGTCGGTGAACAGCCGGTCCGCCTGGCCTGCGCCCGTGCCGCTGGTGAAGGCGAGGGTGGCGAGGCGGGCGAGGGGCAGCTCGGCGGTGCCGAGGTCGAGGGCGTTGGTGTGGCTGGCGCGTACCCGGGCGGTGAGCTCGGCGGTCAGCGGCATAGCGGGCTCCTAGCACGGGCGGCGGTTGGGGGCGGAGACGGCGACAGCCCGGGAGCGGGTTTTCGCTCGACCGGGCTGTGGGCAGACTCTGCCAGGGCTGAGTGTGAACAATGATCGTCTGGCCGTCAAGCTGCGCGTTTGCGGCCGCGTTGGGCGTGTCGCTTCGCCGCGTCGATCCTGGCCGCCTCGGGCAGCGGGTAGCGGACCTGGGGTCGGCCGTTGCCGTCTGCCATGCGGGCGGCGGGAAGGCCGTCGCGGGCTGCCCAGGAGCGTACGGCGGCGGGGGTGACGCCGTGGCCGAGATAATTGGCGATCTCGGCGGCGGTGCCCCAGCGGACGCCTGCCACGACGATCATGCGGTGAGTGTCCCGTGCAGCTCGGCCATGGTCCACGCGCCGTCGCAGGCCGAACACTCCACGATCCGGTCCGGAGGCGGCGCTGAGGTACGCAGGGCGAGCGCCGCGGTGTCGCAGGTGGGGCAGGCGGCGCCGGGCATGAGCTGCCGGTCGTCGGGCTCGCCGAGGAGGCGTCGGACGGCGTGGTCCTCGTCGTCGAGCCACCGGCGCAGATGCGCGGCGGTGGCCGGCCGCATGGCGGGCAGCTCATCGAGCAGCTGGGCGAGCGGGCCACGCTGGGGCTGGTAGCGGTCGCGTAGTGCGGTCTTGACGACCCAGGCGATCGTCTCTCCGGTCCGGCGGGCGCGGTCGGCGTACGGGTTCCAGTCGCCGCCGGTGCCGTGGAGGGCGATGACCGCTGTCGAGATGGGGTCGCTGTGCCCGCCCATTCCGCCGGAGCCGGGCCGCCACGCTTGGAGTGTGCCGAGGTCGCCGTTCGCCGCGTTGGCTCGGTCTTGGGCGGCTGAGGCGGCGGCGAGGCGGCTTAGGGCGGCTTGGAGTGACCAGGCCGCGGCGAGGGCGTGGAGGTGGGGCGGGTGCGTCACGTCAGGCCTCCGGTCATCGCCCAGGCCTCAGCGCTGGGCGGCCCTGAGCGCCTCTCAGAGGATTTGGCGCTCCCGCCGCCCCTCGCGACGCCGTCTTGGCCCGGCAGCGGCTGAATGGGCGGGCTTGCGGCGGCAATCTCGTCGAGGTGGAAGACGGAGCACGGCTGGTTCTTCAGCGGCACGCCGCGGCGCTTGGGGGCGAGCAGCCGGATGTACGTGACGCCGCGGCCGGCTGGCCCGTTGGCTGCGAGCAGGGGTATGGCATCGACCCAGCCGGCCACGTGGTGCACCCGGTCCCATTCGTCAGGGCCGAGGGCGCCGGTGCGTTTGCACTGGATGAAGAGCAGCTGGCCGGGCTTGAGGCCGATCAGGTCGACTTTGGAGCTGCCTTTCGAGCCGGCGGCCCGGATGACTTCGTAGCCGTTGGCGGCCAGGTCGTCGCGCACCTTGTGCTCGAAGCGTGTGCCTTGGGCGTAGTGGCTCATCCGACGGTCCCCGCTTCCTCGATGGCCTGACGGAGATAACAGGCCAGGTCGAGCGCCTCCTGGTAGGCGTCGACCAGGGCGTTGCGGCCGTTGTGAGCCTGCAGCGGGGTGCCGTACCGCTGGATCCCGACCTGCTCGCGCTCTTCGAGGTCGGCGCGCACGAGCGACTGGATGGACGGCCGGTCGCTGGGCGTCGGTGCGGGTTGGTCGACGATCTGGCTCACGGTCATCTCCTAAGTGGGGCAGACATGCTGGGCGTGGATGCGGTCAGGCGGGGTTGGTTCGGCGAGGCGGTGGTCGTCGCGGTAGGCCAGGCCACCGTCGGCGAGTCGGACGTAGGTCCAGCGGCCGCCGGCGATGGCGGCGATCTCGGCGGAGATGTCGGGCAGCGGCAGGAGGTCGACGCGTGCCGGGATGCCTTCGTCGAGGGCGGTGAGCGTCGGCATATCGCAACGTGTGCAGATCGACAGCGCGGCGGGTGTGGAGACGAAATGAGCCGCGCTAGGCATTGGATCGCTGCACCGCTTCGGCGAGGTTGTCGATTGCCGCGGCGATCGCGTTGAGTCCTTCGGCCACTTCCGAGCCGGCGGATTGAATCGCGGAGCCGAGTGGGGCGGCGTTGCGTTCGCCGGAGATCGCCATCGACAGCATCTCGAGACCGGTCGGTCCACTCGTTCCGCCGTGGGAGATCGAGCGGATGGCCGCGATGAGCGAGAGCGCGGTTTCGTCGTTCATGAAGGTTCCTCTCATCCTTGCCGGATGCGTGCCGGCGTGCCAGTGGACCTGGAACAGCAGTGTTTCCGCAGTTCAGAGCCAAGATTCGGGGGTCTTCTGTGCCGGTGTGCCGGCAGGAATGCCATTGCGCCCGTACTTAAATAACGGTGATCAACTACGGCATGTTTTTTCCACGAACCCCCTATACGGAATTACCTGGCACACCCGGCACAGGGTTAAAAATCTGTGTCCTGAGCTGCTGAAATGTTGTGCCGGGTGTTCCGGCGGACCCGGAACAGATCCGGCACAGACAGTTGCGACCCGGCACGCCATCAGAACGGCCTCTGGCCCGGATCGAAGGGATTGACGACGACGTCGCAGCTGATCCCGTACAGGAATCGCGCCTGTTTGCCGTTGACCCGCTCGCGTTTGACGACAAGGGTGGGCACCTTCGACCGCAGATCCCGGCTGAAGATCTCTTTGGTCGTGGTGTCCTTCGTGCGCCCCTCGGACTCGCACCAGTGCTTGTATCGGGTGAAGAGCAGGTCCAGCGGGATTGACTTTCCGGACCCGAGCTCACACCAGTCGTCGAGAAACGCGCCGATCGGATCGGACAAGCGCCTGACGGCCTCAGCCTCAGCTTGGCCGCTGGCCGGCTCGGTGAATCGGCCCCGGCCGTCGAGGCGCTGCAATCCGGTGAGCGCCCAGTTGAGGATGCCGGGCAGTTCGTGGAGCAACTTGTCGGTGAGGCTGACATCCTCGCGGCCGTAGAAGCTCTGCTCGAACTTCAGGTAGATCATGCGACCCCCGAGGGCGCCGGAGCGATCGGAAAAGGTCGGGGTGTCGTTGGACATCATCATGAAACGAGTGCCGAGCCGCCCGTTCCAGCTGGGCCGGTTCTTGCGGTGGGCAGTGACGGCGTCTTCGCCGATGACTTGCAAGAGGATGGGGACGGCGTCGCCGACATGCCGGCTGTGCCAGCGGACATCGCCGGAGATGGCAAGTGCTTTGCCGATCAGGTTCTCGAGTCCGAAGTTGCCGGGCAGCAGGTTGAGGTCAAGGCCGGCGACATTCTCGAAGCCCATCATTGCGGTGAGGATCCGGGCGATGGTGCCTTTACCGGATCGCCGCTCGCCGATCAGCGCTGCCATTTTTTGCTGCTCGGTGCGACCGGACAGCACGTAGCCGAACCATTCGGCGAGGAACTCGTGCGCTTGCCGGTCGCCGGGCAGCACGGACTCGAGGAAGGCTGTCCAGACGGGATATTCGGCCTGCGGGTCGTAGGCGAAGGGCAGGCTGAACAGGTTGAACCGGGTGGCCTCATGGGGCAGCAGGTCGCCAGTGCGGATGTCGAGCACGCCGTTGGCCAGGGCGAGTGCCTTGTCCGCGTCACCTTCGCGGTGGAGTAGACCGACACCGAGGGCGTGGGCTACGTTGCCGACTTTGACCTTGGTGGGTGCCCAGTCTCGGGTGTCGATGTTGCCGTGGCTGTCCTTGTGGATGTAGGTGGCGTTCTCGGTTTGCCGGTAGATCCAGTGCTGGATGGCGCTGTCCTCGACGACATGCCAGTGGGCACCGGTCCAGCGGTAGAAGTCGTCGCGCCACCAAGCGTGCGGGGTGGGCAGTCGGTACGCGAGCGCGCGGGCCACGGTCATGGGTTGCCCAGGTGGCGGCAGCTCTCCTCCGGTCGGCTGGACTTCGGGCGGCGGGTCGGGTGGGGGTGCGCCGAGGATGTCGGTGAGGGCCTCGCGGTGGGCGACGCCGGGGTCGGGCAGTGGGGTGCCGTAGCCGGCTGCGGCGAGTTCGCGGGCGGCGGCGCTGTGGTCGCCGCGGTGGTAGAGGGCGGCGTAGCAGCCGCCCTTGCTGTAGGACTCGCCGCCTTCGAGTGGGGCGGCGCTGGTGGTGAAGACGTGGAGGCGGTTGGTGCCGAGGGCGTTGGTGGAGGCGCTGGTGCCGGTGGGTTTGCCGGGCCGGGTCCAGTAGGTGACGTCGTCTTGGCGGTAGTGCTCGCGCCAGCCTGCGGGGGTGAGGATGTCGGCCCAGTCGGTGCGTTCGGCGTAGTCATCGAGCGGGCTGATTCCGTTTGGGTCGACACGTGGGGTGACGGGCGTGGTCGGACTTATGAGCGTCGGGGCGGCTACAACCGGGACGGGCGTGATCCGCGCGATTACCGCGTCGAGGGCGTCGACCAGCTGCTGGTAGGTGTACCGGTTGGGGCTGGCGCCGACGATGCGGCACGGCCGGGCGAGGCCTTCCTTCCGGTTGACGGTGCCGGGGATGCGGAGCACGCGGGCGAGGTCGCCGACGCCGCGGGCGTACCGCCAGCCGAGCGACGCGGCAGCGTGCTCGATCACGGCCTGCCAGTCCTTCGCGAGCCGCTTTGCGGCGTCCAGGTTGTCGGGGGTGATCTGGTGTGGCTGGTCGAGTAGCCAGATGGGGTAGAGGCCGCCGCCGGAGTGGATCCAGATGGTCGGCTCGGGCAGCCCGCTGGCGGTGATGACGGCGCGGCCGGCGGGTTCGTCTGGGGGTAGTTCGCCGGCGTCTTTGTGGCCGGGTCCGGCGAGGTCGAGGTCTGCCCACAGGGCGGGGAGGGTGAGGCTGTCGGCGGCGCTGCCGCGTTTGCCCGCGGCGGGTGGGGTGGCGACGGTGGTGACGCGCAGGTAGATGCCTTCTTTTCCGGCGGCGTCGAGGTTGGCGATGTAGGTGGCGGCTTGGTCGAGTTGGGTGGTGGTGTAGGCGCGGCCGGTCCAGTCGTCTGTGGAGCAGATGAGCAGGTAGCCCGGTGAGTCGCCGTGCAGTACGCCGAGCCAGCGGCGTGCTGTGGCCTGGTCGAAGCCGGTGGTGTGGCTCAACTCGGGGCTCCTTGAAGGTCGTGATCTTTGTCGATGGTTGCCTTGGAGGGGCGGCGGCCCCGCCGACCCGGTGGGCTGGCGGGGCCGCTGTTGGGGCGAGCGCCGGTCAGTACGCGGGTTGGGCCTGTGCGGCTTGGGCCGCGGCGACCGCCTGCTGCTGGGCAGGGGTGAGCCGCGCCCACATGGCCGGGTCGACGTTCGGCGGCATCGGCACAGCCGGGGCAGGCGGCTGGGGAAGCACCTGCTGGACGGGCTGCTGGACGGGCACCTGCTGGGCGGTTGGCGGTGTGACGCCGTTGAACGACACCGCAGGCGGCTGGTAGCTGGAGGTGTAGAGCTTCGGCGCGTTCATACCGGCCTGAGCCTGACCGTCACCGACGTACTGCACGGTGAGCACGCCGCCGGTGTGGATACCGTTGGCTCCGGAGGCGCGGACGGCGGCTCGGATGGCGTTGGTCAGCTCCTTACCCTTGATGTACAGGGAGCGGGTGCCGTCGTCGTCGGGCTTCTCCGGGTCGCGCAGGTTCGTTTTGAGTTGGACGATGACCTGCATCTTCGGGGAGCCGTCCGGCCAGGTCTCCGGGACCTTGGTGCGGAAGTCGGTCTGCTGGCTGGCCGTCGGTTCGGCGACGACGGTGCCGGTGTGGCTGGTGCCGACGGTCTCGAATTTGAGTGCGGGTGATCCGCTGCCCATGAGGATCGAGTTCGGGTCTTGGGTCACTGGGTTCTCCTTGGTGTGATGGGGCTGGGCTGTGCCCCGGTCGCCGGCGCCACGGACTGCGGGCCGGAGTCTGTTGGCCTGTTCCTGCGGCGCATCTCGTCGACCTCGTTGAGCGCGCGGCGCAGTTGCTTCAGCCGCTTGCGGACATGACTTCCGGCAAGCGGTAACGCGTCGGCGATTGCCGTATCCAGCGCAGCGCGTGCCTCAGTCGGGTCTGTCATGTCACGTTTCCTTCGATTAGCCCGGCGGTCGCGCGGGCGAGGTGTTGGTCTGGCGGGCGGTCCCCGGCGCAGCTGGCCCAGCTGGTGGGCCGGCCGGGGGCGTAGAAGGGACACCATTTGCACACGTCTTTGCCGGGTGTGGCGGGGACGACGGTGATGAGGTCGCTCGCGTTGGTGCCGCCGAGTTCGTGGACGAGGTCGACGGTGGACCAGTACCGGTCGATCGCGGCCCGGGCGATCGCCTCGTCGTACGCCTCGGTCCACTCGTCGCTGTCGTCGTACTTCCAGGAGCGGGCGAGCAGGACAAGGCGGACGTGGCGGACGTCGCGGCCCTTGTTGGCGTGGCCCATTCCGTACAGGTGGGCCTGGACCCTGTATTCGGCGCTGACCTGATCTTTCGGGTGCTTGCCGAGGCGTTTCCCGGCGCGGAGTTTGTCGAGGGCGGTGTTGCCGACGTACTTCCAGTCGACGACCATGTCGTGGTCGAGGTCGAAGGCGTCGCCGTTGCCTTCGACGGCCGGGTATTCGTAGCCGTCGAGGCCGGGCGCTGCTTCGATGACGGTGAGCCGGTCCTCGGCCAGCCAGCGCTCGCGGCCTTCTTGCCGGTTCCAGAACGCGACGACGTCCTCCATGGAGGCGTGGATCGCGGTGCCCTGGAACGGCGCCCACGTCGGGTCGTTGATGGGCTGGCGGGGTGCGCCGGCCAGTTTCCGGGCGATCTGCTGCTGGCAGGGTGTGCCGAGCTCGGACGGGCCGAGTTCCTTCTGCATGGTGCGGGGCCGGCTGGCCTCGTAGTCGATGAGGACCTGGCGCAACTCGCGGACGGTGGACGGAGGCGGCCCGGCGGGGCGGGCTGGCGGTGCGGCGACGATGCCGTCTACCGGGTCGTCGGCTGGCTTATCTCCGCAGCAGTGCGGCAGCCAGCCGAGCTGCCCGTCGGCGCGGATCTCCTCGCCCGGCTCGAAGTGGCGGCCGCAGCTCGCGCATTCGCCGCGGTAGTTCGCCGGGAACCAAGGGCCGAGGTCGGGGCGTTCAGGCTCAACGAGCAGCGCCGAGGTGGGCTGCAGGCCGGCGATGAGCGCGGCCAGCTCGGATTCGGACACTCCAGTGTCGGTCATGCTGCGCTGGCCTCCTTCTGCGTGGTGGGCTTGTCGATGAGCCCGGTTACTGGCGTTCTGGCGATAAGCCATCGGTTGACTGGCGGGCACGGGGCGTCGTCGCGATGCGTGGTCCCGCAGGTCCGGCATTCACGAGCTGGCGGGCTGCCGTCGGTGTATCGCAAGCTCGGCATCAGCTCGGTAGTCCTCTCGGGCTGGTGATGACGACGACCTGCTCGGCCGCACGGGTGATGGCGGTGTAGAGCCAGCGTTGGCCGTTGAGGTGACCGGCGGCGCCGGCCGCGTCGGCGGGTGAGCCGGCGCGCATGGCGTCTTGGGTGGCGGCGCGGGCGAAGATCCAGGATTCGTCGACGACGAGGACCCGGTCCCATTGGGAGCCTTGGCTCTTGTGGCAGGTGATGGCCTGGGCGAACGTCATCGCGGCGACCGTGCCGCGGCCCTCACGCTTGGCGAGTTTCTCGCCTTCCTGGCCGGTGAACCCGGCGGTCCAGGCGGTGATGCGGCGCCGGTTGCCGGTGTCGTCGACGACGGTCATGGTGATCCGGTCCGCGCCGGGCGCAGTGTTTTTGACATCGGTCACGGTGAACTGCTGGCCGTTGAAGATGTTCGCCTCTACGGAGTTGGCGAGGCCGATGACCCGGTCACCCGGCTGCGGGATGGCACCGGTCAGGCCGTGGAGGGTGCGGAGCAGGTGGATGGCCTGCCAGCGGGTTTTGTTGGTGCCGACGAGGACCTGGTCGAACCTGGTGACCTCGTCGCGGGTAACCGCGAGTTTGCGGCCGGAGTCGCCGTCCATCCCGTTCATGCCGAGGGTGCGGTCGCCGGGCATGGACTGGCGGACTGAGGTGGCGAGGCGGGTGACGGGGCTGTCAAGGGCGGATCGGTGGATTTCGGTGAGGAGGTGGTCGGGTTGGGCGTTGATGAAGTAGCCGCCGCCTTCGACCGGGGGCAGCTGGGCGGGGTCGCCGAGGCACAGAATCTTTGTCCCGAAGGAGAGCAGGTCGGCGGCGATGCGTTCGCCGACCATGGACACCTCGTCCAGGACGAGGAGCGGCGCCCCGTCGAGGAGACTGTCTTCGCGGAGGATGAAGTCGGGGGTGTGCAGCTTCTCGGCCTCGACAGCGGCCTGGCGTTGCAGCATGGCGTGCTCGGCTGGGTCGGTGGTCTCGGCGAGCTTGCGTTCGATCTCGTTGAGTTTCGCGCGGACCTTCTCGACGGGTTGGTAGATGAGGCTGTGGATGGTCTGCGCACCTTCGCAGCCTTTGCTGCGGAGTACGTAGGCGGCCTTGCCGGTGAACGCGGCGAACAGGGCGTGGACGCCGAGCTGGTCGACGATGTGCCGGGCGAGGGTGGTCTTGCCGGTGCCGGCGTAGCCGAACAGGCGGAACACCTGCTGGTCGCTGTTCGCGTACCAGTCGGTGATCTTGTCGATGGCCGCCTGTTGCTGGGGTGAGAAGTCCATGCCGGCGGTGGACGGCGGTACCCGATCGGGTTCGGGTGCCGCCGCTTCATCCGCTGGCGCCTGGTGGCCGGGGTCGGTGCCGACCAGGTCAGCCAGGCGGACGTCTTCGATATCGGTGAGGTTCACGCCGCCACCTCGGCCTTCCGCTTGCCGCCGGGCCCGTACAGGGCGGGTAGCTGCTGCCGGTGCCGGTTCTCGCGGACGGTACGTTTATCGATGCCGAGGGCGGCGCCGATCTCACGGTCGCTGTGCTGCTTCTCCCACAGTTCGCGAACCTGCCGGTCGAGCTGGTGCTGGCCGCGGCGTGCGCGGGCGCGTTCCTCTCCGGAGGACATCAGGACGCCCGCCCAGACGCCCCAGCGTTCGTCCTGCTCGATGGCGTAGCGGAGGCATTCGGTGGTGAACGGGCAGCCTCGGCAGATACGGCGGGCCTTGTTCTGCAGGGTGTCGGCGGTCGAGTAGAAGAGGTTGGTGTCGGCCTTGGCGCAGGCCCGTGCCGGGTCGTCCATGAAGGCTGGCCGCGCCGGGATGGGGCGGTATTTACAGGCGCTGAAGCGGGCGCTCATGGCGTCGCACCGTCCTTTCCGAGCAGCACGTCGCGTGCCTTGGTGATCAAGCGGAAGATGGCAGCGTTACCGCCAGCGTCCGGGTGAGCAGTACGCGCCGCGGCGCGGTATGCGGCCGCGACCCTCGCCGCGCTGGTCAGTTCGACCGCCGGGATGCCGGAGGCGTCGGCCAGCACGCGGGCCGCTTCGGCTCGGGTCATCTCGCTCTCGGCCGGCGTGGCGGCGATGGCTGACCAGCCGCGGTACTGCTCACCGGTGCGGGTGATCCCGTAGCGATCCACGGCGCGCAATGCCTCAAGGCCGAGCGTGATGGCGCGGACGTTGGCCTGCCAGCCCGGCATCGCCGTGCTCCACTGCTGCTCGTAGGCGTCGGTGGCGTAGGTCAGCGGTCCGAACCTGGACTGGAAGGACACCTTCACGCCCGGGAAGCCGACCTGAGCGCGAGCCCGGAGCATCCCATCGCGCCGTAGGTCGGTCGGGTCGGCGTCGACCTGCACGACGATGAGATCGCCGTCCAGCTGGGCCACCTCGTCCACCAGCAGGGCGACGGTGTCATCCCACGATGCCCGGAACCGGGCGGAGCTGGCGCGGGGTTCGGTGACCGGCCGGTCCCACAGTCCGAGCGGGCGGATCTGGAATCGGGGTCTAGGCACCGGGAGTTCCGCCTTCCTGCTCGTGGGGCTCGGGAAAGGCCAGGTAGATGTGGCCGTCGGCCCACTGCCGGTAGGTGTTCAGGCGCCGCTCGGCCTCGCGCAGCCGGCCTTCGGCGGTATGCCGGCGTTCGGTCTGGTGCCATGCGAAGCAGACGGCGGCGCAGGCGGCGACGAAGGCGACGGCCGTGGCGAGGAGGCTGACCAGCGTGTTCACGGCGCGGCCCCCGATCTCGCCCTTGGTGTCAGATCGCGCTGCCCGAGTTGGCCCACGTCAGTGGTGATCCGGCTTTCAGGGATCCCGATCAGTTGCAGGACGAACCGGTTACCGTCGCGTTCGATCACCAGATACTGCGAGCGGGACAGCCCCCGCCACGCGACGTACGGCTGGACATAGACCCGATCGCCAGGCCCGAGTTTGGCGGCCCATTCGTCGAAGGACGGCCGCCGGGCGGCGCAGCGCTTGCAGAACACGTCGGAGGTGCGCGCGTTGTTGGTGACGATGGACTCGGAGCATTCGGCGCAGCATCGCCAGTAGTAGGTCATGATCCGACCGCCTCGCTGTCACACGCCGGCCGAGCGGATTCCTCGCCCGCAGGCGGCTGGTACGACGGGTAGCCGTGCGTCGCGACGACCTGAAGGAAGGTGGCAGGGTCGGTCGGGGACGCCTTGGCCAGCTCCTGTTCAACTTCGGCGGCGGTGAGCACGCGCGGCTTGGGTGTGGTGTAGGTGGCGGTGCGGGCGATGACGGTGGTGGTCTCGCCGGGCCGGTCCGGGGGCGTGATGACCCGGGTGCCGGCGCCGAGCTCCGGCTTGGCCTCGAGCGCGACGGCGGCCTGGGCGTTGAGGGCGACGGTGTGGCCTTGGCGGGAGATTTCGCCGCTGTCGAGGCTGCTGGCGGACACGTACACGTGGTGGGTCACCGGGTGCCTCCGGTCGGTTCATGCCGGGTGCTGCCACGGAGCCGCGATCTGCGGGCTGACACGATGGCGCCCATCTCCCGGATGTCGATCGGCTTTGCGCCCAGAGCGATGGCTTCGGTGCGCTTGCGGTCGACCACGTCGTAGTGGAAGTGGACACAGACACCGTCAACGGCTGGGCATGAGCCGTATTTGCATTTGGCCTGGAACCACTCCCGGCGGTGGCCGAGGCGAGCGGCGAACTCGTGGAGCTCTTCCGGAGTGTCTGCGGTGAGATGCGACCAACGGGCCTTGATCCGGCCTACGGTGGCCGGCGCGCGGAAGTTGTCGACGTAGACGGTCATCGGGTGCCTCCGACGAGCTGCTTGAAGTCGGCCTCGGCGAGGACGCGCAGGGTGCCGTTGCCGGTGAACGCCGGATGGCCGAGCCGGCGCATGAGGTCGAACTGGCTGAATGCCTCCCAGCGGGGGACGGCTGGGCCGTAGCGGATCTGCTGGTTGCGGTCGGTCCAGACGAGACGGAACCAGGTGGTCCGCAGGGTGATGGGTGTGCTGCGGCGGAGGGTCCGCGCGGTGTTCTGG